TTGTCTGCATAGCCACCATCTAGCTCGATAGTTTCATTATCCAAACCAAGAACACTATAACTAACAGCTGTTCCATCACTAGTAACGCTAGATATACTTGCAACTGGACCAAAAGGCAAATCAAATGTGCCATTAGTTTCATCCATGTAATAAGTTCGGTTTTTTGATACAATATCCCTAGATATATAATTTTCACACCATATTCTAGCTAGAGTTATCATCCTGGTAATTATATTATCATCTACACTAGTGCTAACTCTCATATAATCTTTAGCTGTCGCTACTAATACAATTTCAGATCCCTCAGTTGAATTAATCTTTATTTGTCTCATTTTTAGTTTGTTTTGAATCAATCTTTAATTCTTTAGTTTCTTTTTTTATTTTCTTTTCCTTTTGTTCGATTAATTCACCCCAACCCATTTTAATCCATTTGTCAATTTTGTGATCTTCTACTTCCATAATATCACCCTCTATAAATATTTGACCAGCTTTTTTAATTTGAGTTAATAGTTTAATTTTCATAATAGTAATTTTATGTAAAGATAAAAAAAAAGTGCCACTACTTTTTAAGACAATGGCACTTAACTTATTTATGAAATCAATGTAAAGTTATTGAAATTATTTTTATACTTACCATTGATGTTAATTTTTAAACAAGTTTGCCCTAGATTTGGAATAATAAAAAAGCCATCATTGAACTCATCCCATAATGCAAAATAGTCAACATACTTTTTTTCATATGATGCTAAACCGGTTCGCCTTAAAGTTATTTGCATACTATTGCCTCGCCTTAACCGATCTTTTCCTAGATACTTTATTTGAATTTTAAATAGTTTACCATCCTTTTCTAATATACAGTCATAATAACTAGAGCTTGACAATGGAGTTGATACATTAAAACCTAAAGAGATAGCGGTTGCTGCAAAATGATATTCAGCAAAACACCCCTTTTGATTATGTGTCATTTATTAAAAATAAAAAAAAACCAGCTGAATGAACAACTGGCTTTTTCACAATCACGATTTAAAACAAAACAAAATTATATAATTACAATGGGTGTGATTGTATAATATTCCTAATAGCATCCATATGCTTAAATACTAAAAGTTTTTTAATAGCTGGTAAATTATTCCATGCTGTTCTATCAATAGAACTAGCTATGATAGTGTCTGTATCTAATATTACTATTTTATTAGTTTGGCTACTCATTGTCTTTATTTGTTAGTACCGATATGCCCAAAATTCCTAATATAATGGCTGTTAACAAGTCGTTTGACATTTCAATAGCCCTAAACATCAAAAAGAATAAAAGGATCGCTAAAAAGTGCCTAATGTATTTTCTTTTCATTTAAATAAATCTTTTTGCACATTTGCCATTATACCAAATAAATTATTGAGCTTTTGTTTTTCATTAAACTTTCTTTGCTCTCGAGCTTTTTTAAAGTTATGCTCAAACTTGTTTTTATTGTAGCTCATTATATATCTAACATTAAGATTAAACATAAACCATATAGCACCACATGGATTGCTATTAACCACTTCCAGTTGTTAGGATCTTGTTTTAAGAATTTTTTATACATATCAAACATATCTAAGTTTTTAAAAGGGGGTTTTTACACCCCCATTGTTTTTAATCTATTTTTTAATTCTATAAAGTGTATTTTCATTTCATTAATCATATCTCTTTTGTAAGAATTATCATCTTTTAAATTTGCAATTTCATTTTCTATTTCAATTTGATTTGCAGTTTTTTCAAAACTAATTTTGTAAGTTTTTTCCCAAGATAAATCCCAACCTAAACCCTCAATCGCTTTTCGGTTATTTTTTATCTCATCTCTTAATTCATTAATAAATATTTTAGTATCAATCATTCTATTTGTCAAATTATTGATTAATAATAATTTTTTACTAATCTTAACTTCATTGTGTAGATTATCAATCTTTGATTCATCTAAGCTAATTGTAATTGTATTTTCCATTGTAATAATTTTTTGTTTATACAAATATATAATTTATTTTCAATTTAAAAGAATTTTTTTAATTTATTTTTAATTTATTTGAGTTTACCCCATAAAAAAAGGGGTAATAAATACCCCTTTAATTATAATAAAAGTAATTATTATGGAGTTTCTAAAGCTGCTTTTGCAGTTGAGAATGATCCATTTACGAATGCATTTGGCAAGTAGTTTGTCAATGCTATTCTTTCGCTTACTCTTACAGTTACGAAACCATCTCTTACGTTTGTACCATCTTCTCTAAAGAACTCAACATTTACGTTGTCTCTTATCCAAAGTTGTGTACCAACATTAAAGTTACCACATAAGAATGAACCAGCTGAAATCGCATTATTGATTATAACTGGCACTCCCATAAAGTTTGGCTGTAACCCAGAATACACTTGATCTTTAAGATAGTTGTTTTGGCTATCTTTTAATAATAAGATTTTGTGAAAATCTGTTGGGTGTAACATTATGTAACTAGCTTGATAGTTAGATAAAGCTAATTGGTTTAAAGATGCAACAAGTACATCAAACTCATTAGCCGCTTCAACTGATTGGTAAAATGCACCACTAGATGATACATCAAAATCAGCAGCATCAGTAATAATACCAGATAAATTTGGGGCAGTTCCATTACCAGTTAAAATTTGAGTATCCTCAACATTTAATAATTTTTCTGGCGCTCTAGCTGAAATATAGCTAGTAAGCTGTGGTGTATCTGCTAACATCTCCTCAGAAATTCTAAAGTATGTACCAATTTTTCTAACATTACTGTCAGATGCAGTCATATCAAAATCAGATTGTGCTAATGTAGCTCCCTCAGCAGCAGTTGCAGCACCATTTGAATATCCAGATTCTTTAACGAATCTAATCACATCAGAACTAGTTGATCCTTGTGGGATTAATTGTCTAACATGAACTGGTCGAGTAGGATCAAATTTATATCCCGCTACTCTATCAGCTGGAATTACCTCTCCGGTGAAATCAGCTCCAGTTGTCATATCGGCTTTTACAGTAAATTGTGCCGATCTTGCATTACCTTTTACAAGGTTTTCGATAGCACCATCATTGATTGACTTTAATAAGCCACCTTTGAAAGTTAGATTTTCATTAGCTTTTGCCTCAAGATTTTTTTTGTTAGCAACTTCCATTTGATCTAATCTCTCATTAAATTTGTTTGCAAGGTTTGAAATTTCGCTTTTCAGCATTTCATCTGCCTTACCAGTAGCACTTTCAAGTGCTTGTCCATGAGCTTTTTCCAATTTTGAATCAATAAGATCTCCAATTTGGTCAAGCTGCTTTTTTACATTTTCTTCCATTTTAGTAAGAATTATTTAAGATTATTTAATAAGTATTTATAAATATCAATCTCATGCTTGACTTCAACTGGCTCAGTAGTTTCCTCAACTGGCTGAGTAGCATTAATGAAATATGTTTTGAGTTTGATTATTTCGGATTCTAAAGCATATCCCATATCATCTGAGATATTGCCTTTTCTAAGTAGTTTACAAATATTATCATATCTTTTGTAAACATGATCTATATTAGACATTCCTTTAACATCTAATATCTTAGCTTGATCATTTGCTGCTAAAGTTACAGCACTAATTTCATATAGTTTAACTTCCTTTATTTCTCTATAATCACCTTTTTGTTCTTTTACTATTGGCATAATCCCAACAGAATTTTCGGTAATTACTCCAGCTTTCATTAGTTCAATAACATCAGTACCTAATTGTGTTTTAGGAACTTTTGCCACAAATACTAAACCTTTGTCATCTTCATAAAGCTCATCCATTTTTCCAATAGGTTGCATCATATCATGCTGATATAAATACTTAACCCTAGAACCATTTTCTTGAATTGTTTTTTGATATGCTCCTTTTCTAATAATATCTTGATCGCTATCTTTATTGTCAAAGTATGAGCCATAACCTTTTACTATGCCATTCTTTTCATCAAAATCAGCAATTATATCACCTAGTGGAGCTGCTTTGTAAATAAATTCCATATATGTATATTTTTTGTAAAATTACTAAAATAATTTTTAATCCTTTGTTAGCTCATTGATTGCTAAACCAACTCCAATGTTAAATAGTAAATTACTTGATCGGCTGGGTTGGTTTGATTGATCTGGATAATAAATAGCTGAGCATCTACAATTAACAACATTTAATGCTGATCCCTCACCTGGTCGCATAATAGCTTCGCCACCTACAATAAAAGAATCTTGTTGTTTTACTTTTTGCCCATTAGCCACACCATGCCATTCTCTCTCTCTGCCATCTAATGATGTTGACCATTCCTTAATTAAGTTTTCGCCAGGAAAAACAGTTAATGCACTTTGCTCAACACCATAATTTGCGGCTCTAGTAGTTTCTGTTCTAACTAATCTTTGTGCTTGATACCTTGAATATCTTTTAAATTGTTTTTTTAATATTCTAGCTTTAGCATCATAACCTAAACTCATAAACTCAGGATCAGAAAATAATCTTTGTGTTATTTTAATTAATGTTTTTTTTGCAGTTCCACTTACTAAAACAACATTTGTTGCCGCTACTTGTTTAGCATATAAGGCAAATGAGTTTTGCCATTGAGTAACATATTCTTTACTAGAAACCCCCTTTTTAATTAGTTTGTCAAAAGTTCTAGCATACCATTTTGCAAAATGCATTGATGTATCTTGATATAACTCATTATATAGATTGTTAAAAAAATCTATTGTAAATAAATACTGGTAATTAGAATTTCCAGTATCTAAAAGATTGTCAACCCCTTTATTGTATTCAGTTTGGTAATATCTAGTAAATCTTGAGATGTTACGTTTTTCGGTTATTCTCCTTTGATTTTCAAAAGCATCTCTCCATTTTCCATTACTCATCTCTAATTTGTTTGATTTTCTTTATTGCCCAATTTACACCAGATGTGCCACCCCATAAATTCCATGCTACATATCCTCTATCTTTCCATGGAGTGTCTTTGTATTGTGGATCAATAGTTGCATTTTCCCTATGCCTATTGAATTGTGCCATTCTAGCTATTGTTGATTCAGATAGTTTTTCTCTATTAGCTAATTGATTTGCTCTTTTCCAACCAACCTCAGTACCACCTCTGACTTCATCTCTACCATGTTTTTCTCTCCATTCAATCATTCTTTTAGCATTATTAGATGCAGATTGTGGATAGTCATTATAGGTTGCTTTTATCTCTAATTTAGTTTTTAGATTTTTTTTTTCCTCATCCTCATTAATCTGTAATGCTGGTTGAGGTTCTATTAGTTCAATATCGCTACCAGATGCTGGAATTAAGTTAGCTGGAATATAGTACTCATTAAGTATTTCATTTTCCTCATCAGTACCAAATGACATTGCAGCTCTTTTTTCATTTGGAGTTAGCCACCATGCCTTAGACATTTGATCGACTACTTTTTCAGTTTCCTCTTGTAATTCTGGGATTGCACTATAATCAAACTCAATACATAGCTTTTCGCCATACTTAGGTGCTAACCATCTGTTTAGTTCATCAGCTATTTTATTTAACTCAGGAATAACACAATTTTGATATAATGCTTTTTTAGCTTCTTTTACATTATTATAAGTTGAGCTTTCTGTGTTGTTCAATAGGGAAACTGGCACATTATATATGTTGCAAAGATCTTTTATAGATGCATTGTATTGCTCAATTAAACTAAGATCACTTGCATTTAATCCAAAGTTTACCCAAGATAATTTTTTTGGAGTTATAATTATATCACCAGCATTATTAGCACCTTGAAAGTTTTTTCTAAACTTATCTTTTAATTGTTGAGCTTGAACCTCATTTAAATCACCCTCATCACTCATTAATACACCTCTAGCTGTTTGGTTTTGTAAATATTTAACTCCAGTTTGTACCGCTTCATTATTTGTTGTCATTGATCTTAAACCAGCTCTAAGTGGTGATTGACCATAAAGATGTGAACCAGATCCATCAAAATATGGGTTAAAATCTTTTATGTGGCATATTTGATCAGCTGGTATTTTATATTGCCCATTGTACTCGATTGCATATTCTTTTACCGGT